TACGCCCCTAGAGTGTGAAAGATTACAAGGATTCCCAGACGGGTGGACAGAAAAAGGTATTGATGTAAATGGAAACGAGGTGTACATTTCAGATACACAGCGTTATCGCTCGCTAGGGAACGCTGTAACGGTTAACGTGGTTGAAGCAATATTTAATAATTTAACTTAATCCTATGAAGTTGACGGGCGAAAGAAAAATACGAGGCGACGTAGTTGCCTTAGAAACAATCTTGAAATGTTCGTGTGGTTCACCTAACCATTGGTTAGAAATTAGCCGATGGGACGACGATGAAGATTATATCGTAGCGATGGTGTATCGAGACGAATGTTTTTGGGATCGTATTAAGAATATTTTTAGATACCTGTTTAGAAATAAGCGTTTATATGCTTATGAGATATGCCTGGATAAAGAAGATATACAAGGACTAGTAAATAATTTAACCCCTTCAATGTGAAATTACCATGTAAACCAGAGTAATGAAGTTTGAAATCGACGTTAGACCAATGACCGAGAACACTTTTATTAGGCACTCACACAGAGGGACATACATATCTAATAAAGGGCGTGAATGGAGAGAGCATATACAATGGCATATAAAGAATTTAATCAATAAAGGGAGTCTTATACCATTTAAAGAGGGGACTCGCTTAGAGGGCAAGTATGCGTTTCATTTTAAGGGCAAAAGAAAAAGAGATACAGCTAACTATGAGAAGCCTTTGACTGATTGCTTTGAGGGATTTCTATTTGAGAATGACGAATGTATTGAGAAGTGGACACTAGAAAGATTTTACAATGCAGAGTATGACCATGTAATCGTTGAGTTCAATGAACGCAAATAAAAACTGGCATAAAGCTGTCATAGAAAGAGATAATTATATCTGCTATGTTTGCAAGAAATACTTTGGATACTCAGGCTATTTCAATGAAGCAGGAGTTAATCAGTATGTATGCGGAGACCACATTAAAACTAAAGGCGCACGTCCTGAGCTTAAATATGACGTAGATAATGGACGATGTGTTTGCTTCAAATGTCACGAGCTTAGGCATAGAGGACTAGCATAATGTAACAGATTATGTCAAGCTTCGTATAATTAAGTGAATAACGATTACAAATGCATCTTGAACTCAACATAACATTCCAAGACGAAGAAAAATACTCTGATACTTTCTATCAGTTAGATACTATAATGGCTGATCTTAAATCTAACCATCCTGATACAGAAGTAGAATTAAAGGTCTATGACATTTCTTGTCTAAAGACCCCCCTGACCGTTTGATTGTGCAGCTATGATCCCGTTGGAATCTCGTCTTACGCTTTTCAACATGTCAGCGAGGAATGCTATCTTTGTATCTCATAAATAGTCCTGGTGAGCCTGGAACATACTGTGACTCCACTGTATCTATATTTTCAATAAAAGACCTTGACTTAATTATATCAGATTCGGGAACAAAAACAACCCAAACAAACACCAGCCCCAATTCCTTGTAAGCCAGTCTTCATAGTCTCTGTTTCTATAGATGCGTATCAACCCTTCTTTAAAAGGGACATATATCACCCACCATCTACGAAATACAAATCCGTGCTTTGAAAAGTAAAGCTTGATAAGACTTACTCAAATGATATTGGCTGTGCTGTAACAAATCTAAGTACCGTGAATACGACACCTACTATTGTTATTACAAACTCCTGAGCTGTAGCTTCTCCTGTGAGAAGTAAAGCTAAACCTGACAATACTGTAGCTGCACCTGCTCGAACAGTCTTACTGTTAAACCATTTCTTCGCATTCTTCATACGATCAAATTAAATAATCTATAAGAATAATACCACAGATAGGGGATTATTAAAACTACAAGGTCAACTTGCCGTGAAGCGAGCCGACCTGTATAGTGTATAATGATATTTAATACAATTACATTATGGAGAAAAAATGTACAAAGTGCAAGCAAGTTAAGCCAGTTAGCTGTTTCAATAAGTGGAAGGCTGCAAAAGACAATCTTCGGAGATGGTGCAAAAGCTGCTCGAGGCAATATTGGCAGGATAACTATCGCACCCCGCCAGGTAAAGCCCAGGCGATGTATCGTGCTATGCACGGACGTATTAAGCACAAGTTTAGCTATAAAAGCCGTACGGTCGAATTTACCAAGGCTGAGTTTCTTGAATGGCTAAAAACTACACAATACAAAGACTTATTTGACCAGTGGGCAGCCTCTGGCTATGAGCAGAAACTGTCCCCATCAATTGATCGGATAGATAACGATAGGAGCTATACTTTAGAAAACATGCAGATTATCACGGTGGGCGATAACAGCTCCAAAACCAGGGTGCGCCTTACTTAATGCGACCCCAGTCTATACTCTCTAGTACAGGCAGCATATCGTCTAAGCCTTTGACCCCTTTACTGCCTGTATCATGCTCGTGCAAAATATCCTCACTCCCTGACATTTGAGCAAAGGTGTGTAATAACTCATGGATTACAGCGTAGACTTGCCATTCAATAGAGCTAGTGTCTTTCAAGATAATCATTTCCTTAGTCTCACCGTTTGGTGCTAAACCTCCTCTGCCCTTCATTAACCATTTCTTTTCAGGAATAAATACAATAGAAATATCAGCGTCAAATATAAGATTATCTGATTTCCATTTTCTAGTAATTCTGTTCCCTGGGCTTGGATATTCCATGCTCCAACCGTAGCAATCATATTCTTTTTTGTGAAAAGATATATCTATGTGAATCTTATCCTCAAACCATTTCCTTACATCACCAAACTTCTCCAATACCTCCTTAGGTAACTCTGGTTTTATAATAAGAACCTTTATACTAGGTTTCATGCTTTTTTTTTACGGAATACCTCCGCTAACCACGCTGTTTGCTTTGGGGTAAACGGTGCTTGATCTGGGTATTCTATGACTTTGTTTTCTTTAGCCCATTTAAGAGCCTTTTCTTCCCATTTTTCCATCTTGTGAAAATTAACAAAATATTCTTCTACATCAGTGAACTCTCCATCTTTCGTATAATCACTGTGTAAATGTGGTCCTGTAGTAAATTCTCCAGTGTTTCCTGTGTAACCTATAACCTCTCCTACCTCTACTTTACCTGCTTTGCCGAACTTATTTAAGTGCATATACCTAAACACCCCATGAGACGTTGTAAAATGGATTGTAAGCCCTCCTTGCCTTCCACGAGCAACAACTACCTCTCCTGGCATGTGAGCGTAAATAGGGGTATTCTCGTCTATTAAAATGTCTACTCCTACATGCTTTGTGTTATAAAAGGTAGGGTCTCCGAATCTATAACCTCTCGGCAATGTTAACCAGTCCTCTAATGGGTACATTAGCTTAGTTTAGCTTTTAGTTCAGCGTATTCTTCTTTGAGATCAGCTTTATTCCAGGCTCTCATTTTCTTGAGTTCAGCGAATCTTTCTTCATCTGCTACGAACCCGTTTTCTCCTACAACCTCTACAGGTGCATTTCCTGTTGGAAGAGGCTTTGCTTGTTCAAAAGGAATTCCGTTTACTGGCTTCCATCCTGCAGGTAATTCTGGATAAGGTACTGTTTTTACTTCTCCTGTGCTTGGTCTTCTAATGTTATGGTATTGCATATTGACAAATTATATTATTACGTGTATATATTATATCAGTTATTTAACTTTTATTCAATGGGGGTACTAATGAAGGTATTATCGGTTATATTTATAGGATTTATAATCCTTGGGATATTATTTGCTATCAGCCCAGTACTGGGTGGTCTTATCATAGCCATCTTATTATTGTGGGGTATCGTTGTAATTCTAAAGAGCCTCTAGCTTTTTAATAAGGGCATCTCGTGTTTTCTTATTTTTAATAACGCTAAGAATTTGCTTGTCGAGAGGCAACACAGCATCTTTTGTTATATCCACTAATGCCCCTGCTATTGCGTCTACTTTAGCAAAAATACCTTTGGTTTTAACGCTCCCAACTGTTGCCTGAGTCAATAACGATAAAGCATTTTCTGATTTAATTGTTTTTGTAGACAGCTCTTGTAAAGCTGCCAATTCCATTGGGTCAACGCCCGTAGCCTCTTTAAACATAGCCGCAATTTCTTTATTCCCTCCCCCCCTATCGCTTAACAGCCTGTTCATAAATTTAGTAATATTATCTCCTTTACTCGTAGCTCCTGCAATTTCATCCATTACGTTCTTTAGCTCTGCAAAGGCTTCGACATGAGTAGCCCCTGATTTACCAACCTGCCTTTCAAGTATTTCTCTCAATTTTCCACGAGCTTTTTGACTTAGGATATCTAGCCCGTCTGATATCTCCCCAGTCCGTTTTTTGTGACGTATATTTTTATCAAAGTTTATTCTATTGTCTAGCAGTCTTTGATGGCTTGGATCGCCCTTAGCCCTTTTAAGACCATCAAGCATAGCGTTTACTTCTGTAACCTCTGCTGGGCTTAGTTGTGGCTCTCTACCTTTTAATGGGTTCAGCTTCCCGTCCACGACCTCATACCCCTTACTCTTTAACACAGGAAGCATTGAGTCAATCACTTCCTGTACATCTTCTGGACCAGTTTTGACTGTTGCAATCTTTTGTCGAGCCTGTCCAATTAAAGAACCTTCGTCCTTAATTTGTTTTTCTAATACTGTGAACCCCTCTTGCATCTTTTGGACAGAGAAGTCATGCGGGGTTATCTCGGTAACATCTGCATCAAATCGCTTCGCAACATCTAGGAACTCCTGAGCCAGTCTCGCATCAACATTTTCTAGGACAGGGACAAGGTTCTTATCTATGCCAACTATTGTATTTTTAATATCTTGCCAAGTATTTAACCCTTTAAGCTGTGCTCGTAGCTTAGGAGTCTGCAAAGCATCGTCCAGCTTAGGAGAAAACCCTCGCAATGTTTCAAATACATCGTCTACCTGCCGCCCTACTGCTTGCGCTCCTTCTCCAAGAATTTCAGTCCCTTTAATAAAAGTTTTACCTGTTTGCTCTATAGCTTCTTCTGCAGCCTCTTTAACTAGAGGAGTTCCGCCCTTTAATGTTGTTACTTCCCCTACTAGCCCTGCCGATCTCAACCTCTCTTGGTTCTGAGGGGGAATCCTTTTCCATGCGTCCGACACATCTTGTGCATACTGGGTAAATACCTGCTTGATTTCTTCCTTATATTCAGGCTCTATTCTTTCGTCTATGAAGGCGTTTGCACTCTCTGTAATATCTTCAATAGTTGGATCTGCTAATTCTTTGGCTGCTCCTGCGAAGAGACCTAGTCCTGGTCTAAATCCAAAGTCTAGTCCACTCTGTAAAACATTTTCAACCTGCGCCTGTCCTTTTTTAAATTTCTGTCCAAAGGTTTCTGTAGGCATTTCTTCTATAAACCCCTTCCTTGTCCCCACAAGTTCTTTAGCTTTTTCTATTCCTTCCCCAAGACCTTCTAAAGCTCCTGCGATTGGGCCTTCTCCTCTAAGCTTGCCTACAGCAAATTGACTAGGACTTTCTTCTTGTTTTTCAGTTAGCCCAAATGTAGGGGTTACTTCTGTTTGGAAAGCAGACTTTTGTTTATCAAAGTCACTCGTTAATTGACTAAAGGCTTCTTCTTTATCAGCTTGCCTAGCTAGTCTGAACTGTGACAGCCCAGAAGCAAGTTTGCTGGGATCTGTCATACCTGTTGATAGTAACTCATTTACATATAATTTTTCTTTTGCTGTTAATGGCATTCTTATTTGTGTTTATCAATTAAAGTTTGGACTTGTTCCATTTCCTCATGCGTTAAAGTATTAGTATTGCCTCTAACATAGGATTGTACCTCCTCAGTCACTCCCTGATTTGGTGCTGGCGTTTGCGGCAAAGGACTATCTTTATATAACCCAAGTCTAGCATCTCTGTCAGCTAGTTGATTTGCATTGACTGAGGGCAGCCCGACAATACGTCTAGTTGCATTTACCTCTGCTAAAAGACTACTTTCTAGTGCTTTTAATTTTGTCTGGGCTATATCTGGTTGATTTTCTATTTCTACTATAAAAGGCTCAATCAACTTATTCTCTGTTTTAGTTAACGCACTACCAAATCTTTGATTTCTTATTTGGGTACTCATGTCTGTCAATATACTCTGTAACTCGGCTGCTTTATGGGTGGTACCTTGATCTTTTCTAAACTCTGGGGTTACTTTCATCTTCCACTTCTGGTTTATTTTGTCCCACGAACCGACAGCTTTACCGTCTAAGTCTTTGTATAGGTTATTAGCTCTATCAATTAAGCTCATAGCTTGTTCTGCTTTACTCGTATCAGCGAAGTCCTGATCTATACTTTTCAATGCACTGTTTTCAGCCTTTATCATAGCTTCTGTAAACTGTCCTGTATTTACTAAGCGTGCCAAACCATTAACGTCAAACTCTTCATCCTGGAATGCAATAGTCCGCAATCGTCTAGATAATATTTGATCGTCTGGGGTTAATGTCTCAATATTAAATCCTAATAAAGAATCTTGGACTTCTAGTGGTGATAATCCTTTTTTCAAGAAAGCTACAGCAGCTCTTTCATATCGTTCCTGTTCTTGAGCACTATTTCTTAATTGTGTTGGTATTCCTGCAAGAGCTATAATTATGTCTTGCTGTAACTGTTCTGGGTCAACCTGCTGTGAACTACCGAATGCGAACCCTGCTGCTTCTCCTACTGTATACTTAGTCCCGTCTGGTCTAAAGACTGTGTAGTCTAAGTGAGCACCCCTCCCGCTGTTTATTTGTTCTTGAGATAGCTCTTCTCCATCCGCACCCATAACTCGTCCAGTATTGCCGCTTTTACCGAGAGACATCCCAGCAGTCACATTTTGCCCTACATTTACGTCTGTACTGTTCAAATGATTATAAGTGTGTCTATTCCCTTGTTCATCCTGGATAACGACTCTATTCCCCCAGCCTTCCGCACCTGCTTTTGCAGTCTCGTCCGATATAACCTCAACTACTTGCCCTGAAATTTGAGCGGTTATCGGGGTGTTCACTGGAGCAGCGAAATCTACGCCCTCCGCATTAGCAGAACTCCCCATAAAGATTTTAGAATAACTTAATATCCCGTTTTCGCCTGGTGTTTCCATATCAATAGACCCTATATCTCTATTTGGCTCGAACCTTGTGACTCCACTAGCGTCATACGAGGCAGCACCAGCAGTATCTTTCATGAATCCTGCTGATCTTTTAGCTCCTTCAATTATAGCAGGGTCTACACCGTCTTTTATCAGTTGCTGTATAAATCTAGTTTCTTGTTCAAGGTTGCTCTGACCTCCCACATTCGCTTCTTTTAACATCTTTTCAGCGGCTGCAGCAAACTTAATAGCCTCAGCCTCATTCTTTGCTTCTGCCGCCTTCCCTTGAAGAACTGCAGCCTCCTTAATTGTCAGGGCTTGAGGTAAAGATAAATTAGTCCCCGTAATCATAGTAGACAAGGTTTCAGGAGTAAGATCAGCAGCCTTGCTTCCTAGTGCGAATATATTGTCCTGCGTCGTCGTCCCTCTGGCACTTGCCGCCGTTGCTGCGTTTTCAGCAAATTCAGCCGCTTCTCTCATAGAGTTACGAGCCTCCGTCTCCGCTTCTTGAATGTCTCTTTCGTGTCCAGCTAAACGAGCCTTAATCTGGTCGACTAATCCTTCTTGCCCTGTTTGTTGTGCTCTTTTCAATTCTTTCAACTGTTGGACTCTAGCTGCTCTTGCACCTTCCACTTTCTGAATAGCCATGTCAACTCTCTTTCCCATAGTCTGCTCAAACTGTTGCACTGCCAAAGGTGCTGCTGCACTCATGGGTCCTTCTCTCCCTTGTGCTAATGCCGCTGTCGCTCCTGCTTCAGCGCTCCCCGCTTCTTGCCTGAACAAGCCTAGCTGGGTTTGATCTATAGCCTCTTGGCGGGCAGCCTGGCTCTGTGCAAAAGTTAAGTCTTCTTTTTTTTGACGTTTAAATCTTTCTGTAAACTCCGCCAAGGTCTTAGGTGGTTCACCTTCAAATCCTTGTTCTTCAAATAAATCAGCACTTTCTAGTAATTCTAAGTTTAACCTAGACTGAGGAGTGTCAAACTTCTCCTCTTTCTTTTTAGGAGGTTCAACCGTTGGAAGCTCTACAGGAGTAGGCTTTTCGTCTCTGATAAACAGTTCTGTTCTTTTACCTTCTTTATCCCGTTTACCAGCAAAGACTGTACCTTTCTTGGTTTCTTTGACCTTCTTTAAGCCTTTGTTTCTGTTGGGATCGGCTACCCCCCCTGGGATAGGTCTTTCAACACCGTTCACTATTTGAAATCCTTTTTTGACCATATTATTCTTGGGTAAATTCTAATTGTAATCTTGCATTTCCATTAGCAGGGTAAGCGTCTTGTCCACTTGTGTTTTCTCTAGTCAGCCATAATCTCATTCCTTGTTCCATTGGGACTACTCTGATTTCCCATTTACTATCGTTTAAGTTTAAATCGTCTTGATATAACTCGTCAGTAGCTCCTCCTAAAGTCCCTGAACATGGTATAGGATTCCCGTAATCTGAATGTGTTTGGTGCCATTCTAATACACCTCCTGCGTTAACATAGGTTGCTGCTCCGTCGTCGTCCATGCCAGCCCATACCCTAGCCCTACAAGGTCTGAATCCTAATGTTAGGTCGTCGTCAAAGTACCAACCAGCAGGAGCCATAGTATCTGTCACAGTTCTTGTTTCTTTAGCTCCCATACTTGGGTCAAAGAACCATTCTGTTGCTGATAATACTCGACCTATAATTCTTGACCATGCTCTTGTATTAGCTTGTTCTCCTATTGAGATAGTCGTTCCTGTACCACCGAAACATCTTACAGCGTAACCTTCATCCCAAGGGTCGACACTTGTTGCGTTTAATGTGTAATTAAATCCGTTATTTTGAGCTGTGTCCCACCAAGAACCTGCTACGTGAGATAATGTTTCTCCTGTACCTCCTGCTGTTTTACCTTCTAGCTGGAAGTAATTACCAGCGTCTACAGCTGTTTCTTCATAAGCCACTAAGAATACCTGACAATTAGCAGGGATTCTAACTGGTGAACCAAACGTGATAGTAGTATCTGCAAACACCCCAGATATAGGAGCACTTGCTTGAGTCCCTGATCCTAAGATAGATCCTCTTCCTGTGTTAGTGTCTAGCTCGAAGTTAGGAACTCCAGTTGAATCACCCATTACAATAGCAACTGTTAGCGTGGTTGGTGTTCCTGTCTTTTTTAATGGGATTGTTACAGAAGCTATTTCACATTCTGCCCCGTCTGAATTGTCTATCTTTTGTGCAAAAGCCCTTCTTGCAGAAGCGTTGTTTAAGTTAACGTCGCTTGTACCGTCGTCTAAAGCAAATGAAGGATTGACCGCACTAAACGATCCTGTTGCTTTTCCTTTTAATAAGACTTGTTTGCCTGTATCAGTATCTACTCCGCTTTCCAAAGCAACTCCTACAATGTTCTGCCACGTATCTGAACTCTCTGCAATAACTTTTAGCTTGTTGTCATCTTTATCTAAGTATAAAACATCATTTACCGCAATCGTATCTCCGTAAACGTAATCTTCTGTCATTAACTGAGTAGAAGTAGCCGCTATACCAGAAGCACTTGTTGTTAATCCTCCTGCTGGATCTAGTTTGACTGCTAGTTCGTTACTACCGTTTATTTCTGTTGTGTTAGTCGTTGCATCTACGTTTATTCTGAAATTATTACTTCCATCATCTTCTATACCAGCTCCTACTAGATCGCTTACGTCTACGCTTACATCTAATGTTTCGTCCCCTGCTGGTGTTCCAATAGCTGAGTCAATACCGTCTCCAGCATTGAACTTTGTGTTTAAATAACCAGGAGTTGTATCTGCTGCACTTACTTCAAGTAAATTACTAGCTGATACCGAGTCAATGTTTACCCAAGCCGCACCATCATTAGAATATTGAGCCTTACCACTAGTAGCGTTCTTTCTTAAAAACCCTACAGTTGAAGTTAAAGCTGCCTTTATTGTTACGTTTGTGTCTGTTTCGTCACCTAATACCAACCCTGTACCACCAGAAGCCATATCTCCTGTTCCTTGTACCCAGTCAGCTAAGATGTTGTGATGTACAGAACTTACTGCACAAAATACCGTAGATCCTTGTGGATGCTCTGCTATGTAGCCAGCCCCTCCGCTTGTCGTGTAGTCGATTGATGTCGCCCCTGTGTTTATACCTCTTATTACTCCTGTTGCAGTGAGTCCATCACCGCTCATCCCCGCTGCAGGAACATAACAAATCTCTGTGAATCCAGACTTGTTTCTTACTCCAAATAAGAAGTCTCCTGTAATTACTGCTCCAGCAGAATCTAAAGGTGCTGAAGTAAATTTCGCCGTTTGCGCTGTTGCTGAGTTCTCTAATGTTGCAGATAACTCAGGGTTAGGGGCGGATGTTGTTCCCCATAGGAATAGTTTTAATTGTGGATAAGTCGTAGCGTCAGCCATAGTTTATAGTTAAATTTTTGTTAATTGCCGTCTTCTTGCAAGTGCTCCTTGTTTAGCCATTACAGAAAACCAGTTGATTTCATGCTCGCTTGTATCACTTGCTGAGAAGTTTACCCTTAATCTTAATGCTCGTTTGATTCCTGTCATCGCTCCGTCAAAACTTTCTACTAATTCACTTGAATCTAAATCACCTCCATAAGCTCCAGAATCATAAGCCATCATGTCATAACCAGCTCCACTACCTAAAACTATCTCAGCTTCCCATGTATATTGCATTCTATTCGCATCATATCGCCCTGTGCGGTCGTAAACATTGAAACTGATAGTTACAGGTGCGTTTTGTGTTAAAGAGCCTTGTACGTAGAATTTACCTATGTCTTTTAGTTGCTCTAATGATCCTAGTTCTAGTTCTTGTTCAAATTCTGTTCCTATACTTATTCCGTTGTCATCGTAACCTATAAACATTTCATGCACTGAAGCTTCTACTGAACTTCCTCCATATAGTGTCCCGTTATCATTGACGAATCTATTAAATGTCCATCCTGAGAATTCTGACACGGCTTTCGTTTGAGTGTTATAGCAAATAACAGCATTATTAGTCGAAGAATCATCGCCATACGTAAGAAGAATTAAGTTTTGTTTTTGGTCATAGACGATGTCTGCATTAGTTAATGTAGCGTTGTCGAAGTAATCAACTCCTAGTAATTGAGTAATTAAACCTTCTTGATCAGAGAAAGGTATATTTGGTTGCCCGATTGAGACTAAAGTCCATAACCCCGCCTCATTAAAGTACACAAGTCCAATATCAGTAGTTAAAGCTCCACTGGCTCCTCCGAAATCTCTACGGCTCATCTGGAATACGTCTACTCTCGAAAGCGTACCTGCTGAATCTATCGTATTTATAAAGAATGCAAACTTACCATTGTCTCCGAAAACTACAATATGTTCCCCTAGAGGCTCTATTGAGTTTACATTTCCTATAAATCTGTCTGAAATCAAACCTGGACCATCTGCTAAAGTATCTACTGTCCAATTTGTAAAAGGCGGGTCAGTACCGTCATCAATCTCTGAATAAACTGTCTCCCCTTCTACGTCAGTGTTTGCGAATAACCTAGCTCCAATAATCCGTAAAACAGTTGCAGGTTTAGAAGCTGCTATCTCGTTAATATTAAACGTCCCTGGGGTATCTATTCTCCAAATCTTTTCTACTCCATTACTCACAAAGAAATACGTTCCATATCTTACTCCTGTTAAAGCATCTGTATCAGTGAAGTCTGTCTTTATGTTTGTGATAGTATCTGTAGAAACTGTGTAAGCCGCTACAGTTGTTCCGTAACCAAATACAAATATATCGTCAGTGTACTTTTCTACAAAAGTTATAGGATCAGTCCCTCCAGCCGAGAATATCTCGTTGATACCTTTTCTCTTTTTTAACCTACCTTGTGCGTCAGAAATGTAGTTAGTCATCTTAATAGCTAACTCTGGGCTTAATAATTGAGGTAAATCCCTTAAGTCTAACCCTTTAGACGGCATTAAGCTACGAGCCTGTGCTCTTGAAGCCCCTGATGATCTAATTGTCATGTAGCCCATTAGTAATAGTGGTTAAAGGAAGGGATAGAGTAAACTCCTCCTGTTCTTTTTATGTTTCTTGCTAATTCGTCTAAGGCACGGGTAAATCTAGCGTCTGCAAAACTCTCTGAGCCTGGTTCTTCGTCCCATTGAGTATAAAGTGTATCCAAAGCATAAATCACATACTGGAGATATTCGTCAGGGATAATTTCTAATCCTCCCAAAGTCCCTTCAACAGTTAGGTAATCAGTAATAGCAGTTAAAGCGGTGATATTCTTAATGTATCTCATTTTCACTGTTTTAGTAGCTCCTTCAAATCCTGTAAAAACCACGCTACCTTGTTCAAAATAGAACCCTTGATCTCTACGACCATGTGCTGTTTGAGTTAATTCGTTAACAGTGTCAGAGCCGTCGTCGTCAACCTCATAAATACCACACCCTAAAGGCTGCATATTATCGAAATCTGCTGGTAAAGACTGTGAACTAGGCGAACTAGATATTGTGTACGTCGTTTCTTCAATAAATCTGTCTGGATCTATACCTTGTAAATGCCTGTAAGCGAACTTATTTAACCAGTCGCACCATTCAACAAACAAAGTGTTGTTTACGTCAGCAAGATCATGCTTATAACGTAAGAAACTCGCCCTCGCATCTGATAATAAAATAGCCACAATAAATAGATTAAATTTTACGTACTTTCTTGTCTAGCTTTGCCTTTCTTTCTGCATTTACAGCGTCCCTTGCTCTTGCTCTTGCTGTGTGTCTAGCTTTCACTGTATCTAGTGAAGCCTTAGTAGCTTTACCATAAGATAAAGCCTTATCGTCCGAACCCCTAATATCCGTTTTCTTGATTTTAAACGTAGTATGCGGTTCTTTCCCAAACTTGATACCTGCCCCCTTAAACGGCATTTTAAGCCCCTTTTCTTTAATTGCCCCTGCTAAAAGTTGATTTTTATCCATAGTGTTTTTATTAAGCTACTGTAACTCCTTCGCTACCCCATAGAACCCAGCCTGAAGCTGCAGTCCACATAAGCGTTGCTGAAGATAAAGTAGGCATTGTTAGAGTTGTTCCGTTAAAGAAGGTCGTAGGCGTAACTGTATAAGTTCCTGCTCCGATACAACGGACTACTTTCATTTGCCCTTCTTGCGTGCCATCAGTCATTCCGTTCGCCTGTGCTCCTCCGTTGCTTAAGGTTGAATTTTGAGTGACCACATCAATAGCCGTTGTATCAGTAATTGCCTGTGTGCTTCCATTGAAAGCTACTGTATTTGCTGGACTGAATATTACATTCGGTGTTCCTGAGTCCGCTGTAGTGATAAACTGTAAGTCGTCGTCTTCATTGATAGCTTCAAAGGAAGTTGAACCTGACGCTGCTGATACGTTTATTCCTCCCTGTCCACCAGCTCCGTCCGCTACAAGAAGATCAAAGAATCCTTCTTCTGAACCTGCCGTTTCAGTAATGATTCCCCCTGAGATTTGCGCATATGTAAATTGTGACGCACCGTCATTCCTCCCGTCGAAATTCATAGTCCATTCATCATCTGCTCCTGGGCTATCTGAATCATGAAATAATGTTAATGTCGGCCCTACTGCTCCTGGATCTCTACCCTGGATAATCACCTCAGTAGTTGCTGTGCCTGGTATTCTAATAACACCGTCAGTATCAGAAACGTCTGCATGGAGTATTTCTAACTCATTGTTTGTTCTGTCCCATAAGAACCCACCTGCGGTTACAAGAGGATTTGAGCTTTCTCCTACCATTAGCTTTGAGTCAACGCTGGAACGATAGGTGATATTATAATTAGTATTCATTGCTGTTCCTGCTGCTGTACCTGTATAGACATTAGCGCCACCTGAAATTATATAAACCGTGTTTCCTGCGATTCCTATACCTGTATCGTCGTCCGCATTCCCACGAATTATCGGATCATTACTTGCCGTTGACGGTCTGATCTGTAACGCTTTCGCTACCGTATCTACTGCGAATACGTCTGTACCGTCTCCTTCTTCAACTACTAAAGCTGAAGCGTCGTCACCTTGTACTGTAAATGTAGTCGCTACTACTCCTCCAACGGAAAAGTCTGTGTCTACCGTTAAATCACCTGTGACGGTTACGTCTCCGTCAGCCGTTCCCCCTTCTGTTAATGTTGCCCTATGAAATCCCATATTTAAGAGTTGTTAAATGCTCGAACTTTTACTGTCACGTCCCCAGCTACCCATGCAGTTACGTCGAAATTGATAAAATTCATTGCGTCAGTGTTTACCATGTAATAAAAAACTGAATCTGTTGCAATGACTAACCCTGTATCTCCTGAGAGAATACTCCCGTTGTCTAAATGCTGCATACCTAAAAGATCCCAGTCTACACCTACTGCTGGAGTTGAACCCCATGCTGGCGCTTCGTCAGCAAGTGAACCTTGACATTTGACTGTCAGGTCTGCTGAATTGTCACTCGCTATTGAAACGAGGATATGTTGGTAAGGAGCAACATTAACTGCTGTGCCAGATCCCGTAGCCCCTGCTGCACTTAAAATTGTTTGTAACTTACTTGCACTTCTTGTTTCAGCCATTTTGAGAGAATTAAATTATTAACCCCCCCTTTTCTATTTTATTATACCACATTCTGTAGATTTAATGAATTAAATTACATTGAACGTAGTTGTTTCAAATTCTACGTGTAATGTTTTAATTGGGTTTAAATCGTATCGGATATGCACCACTGTCTTATAAAGACCTGGATCTAGATCAATCGGTAAGCGGATACTATTTGAAACTACTTTATGACAACCCGAAGGCAACGGCGTACCCGTACCGTAAGTAGGTAAGCCGATAATATCCAATCTATCGTCCTGCCTGACTAATTCACGAGTTAAAACAAACGGTCTATCGAAATGTTTGCAATAATCTATTTCATACCCAACTGTGTCTCCTGGACTGAAATTATCCCCAACTATCGGCATGGGGCTTGTGACCGTCAACGGTACACGGAGGTCTAGTGTCCAGAACATAACCACTATCATTGCGGCTCCTGTGAATACTAGCGCAACTTGGCGGAATACTGCCTCTATTTGCTTCAAATATTCTATCATGCGCTAAGGTTTAATAAATTGAGAAGCCCAATAATAATCGCTCCGATGATTGTGTAAACAACGTACCTCTGGTTGCCTTCAATCTTTGAAACTTGAGTCTGTAAATTGTCCACCTTTTCGTTCGTTGCGTACGTCTTGGTCAAATTCCCATGCTCCAAACGGGCGTAAATATTACGAAGGTCTTGCTTCATATCTGCGAGTTCGCCTCGCATATATTTTACGTCCCGCTGTATTACGTCTAGGTCAGTCATAGTTAGCTATCTTTTAGTTCGTAAAGAATATCTTGAGTTTAGATTTTGTTTTACGTTTGTCGTAACTGTCCTTATTATCGAATTTCTTTTTTACCCTGTCGTCATACCAGCGTTTCAGTTCTTTCTTTGGACCTCTTACTGTAACTCTTACAGTATCTCCGTCTGGTTCTTGGTCTATTCTCATACGTGGCTCATTTGTCTCAATGAACGAAATGTCCAAAGTGTTCTTGCTGCCTTCAATTTTTTCAGTAATCCTCATAATGTATATTCAGCTCCATAAAGAGTAAAAGTAAGTGCGTCGTTAGTGTCTGTTCTAACGGCTATATTCCCGCTGTCGTCGTCCATACCAATATTTAGAGGGATAATGTCCGTTGCGTTCGCTGAGAGCGTTACGTCGTAAAATAAGGCCGTAGTCTCGTCATACGTAGTACCGTCGTCGTCGTGAAAGATTCTATAATCCGCTGCGCCCGCTGTTTGATTACAGACCACTAAAGTCTTAACGTCCGTGTTCACCCCCGAAGCTGGGCTGTAGATACTTGCAGCCGTTGTATTGGCTGGTCGTAGTTGTCCTAGTTGTTTGATTGTGAAACCTGTGGTCATAATTATCGATTAAAGTATGCTATTTTTTGAGTGAGAATCATATTTGCGTCATATCCGCCTATTTCGTACACAACGTCTCCTCCTGCCATTAAGCCTGTATCGTCGTATCCTGTGTCGTTAAATCCAAATCTTCCCTTATTATTTACATTTGTTAGAGTCATGCCTACTGAACTATCGTCTGACCAATAGGCTTGCCCTACTCCGAAATTTAAGAATACATAATCAAAATCATCAATCGTCCAAGTATCCCCCCCTAAGAAGAATGTCTGACAACTACCACCTGATATAAAGACAAACGCACTATTCGTTACTGGGACCGCCTTATTCCCGTCTGCAATAATGTCACCTCCAGTGAAAAGGTCACTATCTAACAAGAAGAAGCATTGAGGGCCTGTAGTCTTGAAAGTAATGTTCAGGTCATACCCTATCGAAAGGGCTACCCGACACCTGTTCTGAGCGTTTACGAATCTGTCTACGTTAGTTGCGACAATATCGTCGCTGATTATTACTCTACAAAAATCGGATACAACTGTCATCCATCCGAGATAGAAAGCCGTGGTGCCGTTATAGGTCGTATTAAAGACCCCGTTGTCGAAATATAAGATATTAGCATAGTTAACTCCACTCACAGCCTGCCCCATGTCCTCGAAAATACATCCACCAATTGATACCGCTGCATTCTCTACTCGTACACCTCGGAAATAATCTTCAAACTGGATACCCTCTATCACCAATAAGGCTGAATTATTCTCATGCGTAAACGCTACATGTGTCTCAACCAAGCTTAAATCACCTGTAAGCACTATATCACTAGGAGTTGTTCTATCCCCTAAAATTAGGATCTCTCCTATAGCGTACTTCGGGACTACAACATTCGGTTCGTGGTAAGTACCTGCTGCTATATTGACTACCGTTTGCGTATCGCTGGCTTGATACCCTGCTATATTCACACCTTTTTGGATTGTTTTAAATGCTGTACCTGCAGCTCTACCGTCGTTTGTATCATCTCCCGTTGCTCCGTTAACATATATGTTCCTCGTTGCTTGAAGGGCTGTCATTACTGGAGCACCATTTTCAGTCAATTCTCCATTGACCTCAGCATCACCCGTCACCGTTAGATCGGCGAACGTTGCGTCAAACCCCCCTCCTAGATAATCTGGTTCAAAGCTCATTATAAATTAGTAAATCCTTGTACTTTCACTGTCACATTACCTGCAACATAACTTGATACTTCACAATTAACCCACCGCATACCGTCTAAGTTAACCATAAAGTTTTCTACTGCGTCTGTTCCTGAATAAACAAATCCTGTATCACCTGCAATGCCTGTGGCAGCGTTGTAGTTCCAAACATGAATATAATCCCATACGTTCGTACTAGAAGCGGCAGAACTAAAGTCTGGGGCTTCTTCCTCCATGCTGGCTTGTACTTTGACAATTAAATCACCACTACTTGCTGTTGAGATATATCCTACAATATGTCGGAACTCTGTTACCCCGAATGTAGTCCCTACACCGTTAGCTGCTTTAGCGTTTAGGATTGTCGTTAATTTACTTGTACTTCTTATTTGTGCCATATTGAGATTTTAATCTTCATTGAACCCCTCCGAAGAGGGGTTCTAGAAAACTATTTCTTTTTCTTAGGAGGTTTCTCTACGGGAATCTCCTTATCAAACTTAGATTTAAGAGCTTGATATTGCTCTTTCTCTAGGTCTTCAGCGTTTAAAGGATTTTGTAGCAATTCTGTGACTGCTAGTAAATCCTTAGCTGATTGGACACCTGCGATCTGAGTCCGATTTAGAGCCTTGAGTAGGTAATCTACTACAGTGCTATCTAGTTCGTACTTCAATTTCATAGTGAAATTAGTTAAATGAAATTAGTTAATTGATTAAGCAACTGCGGCTGCTCCACCTAATCCAAGTACATACCAACCACCTGTGCTGGAATATACTAGATCGCATGAATCACCTAAGTCGTTAAGAGTGATAGTTGAACCTCCTGCAAGAGTTGTAGGAGTGATCACTGCTGTGTCTCCACCTGCTCCTTCAGCAACGTATACAGCGCAAAGTCTTTGACCCGCCGTACCGTTAGCTAGAGTAAGTGCGTCACCTGTACCAGTAGTAGTTACTTCGTGAACACCACCAGTAATAGCTACCGCACCTGCTCCTGAAGTAGAAGTGATCTCTGAATAGACAACACCGCCATCTAAGAGCACGTTACCAGCACCTTTAGGGTTGATATTTACGTCTACGTTAGTGTCGTCACCAGTAGCCGCTAAGATTGGTCCGCTACCTGTAGCTGCGCTTGAGATAGTTAATTCATTAACAGAAGTCGCTATTGAATCTAAGATCAAAACTTCTTCTGCTTCTGAGTTTACGAAATCGAAACCTGTATTGGCTTCACCTTCCGCAATGAATACAGGACTTACACCTGTACCCGTGTTAGAAATGCCCACATGGTTTACAGCACTTGCCGTAACAGTAAATTCGAGCATTTCGTTACCACTGGAATCAACGATAGCGTCACCGCTCTCGACCTCTAGGTCTCCAACGAAGTTACCACTTGAGTCGATAAGTTCATTACCATCAGGGTCTACCATCTTCCCAACGATTTTTAGCCTTTTGTTAGCCATATTATATTGGGGTTAGATTATACGTTATAAGGTACTTTGATAAGTCTGTCTGCGTCTCTTGAAAAAACCTTATCACCATAAAGTTGGTGTAAAATGTGGTTATCTCCTACTTGTTTTGGTTCAGGTCTTACATATAGCTTAGGAGCCATTTGCATTGCTAAAGCTACTGCTCCAACTCTACCAAATAGTAAGTTAGATGTTTCTGTAGCCCAAGCGTCAGTACCGTCAGTGAATGTTTCAGAACCGTTGATCTTACCGAATGCAGTTAATACAGAAGCGTTAGCCGCCCATGCAGCAGCCGAAGCTTGAGCATTTTGGAGTTTTCTTCTGTTAGCAACTGAAACGTCAATATAAGTCGTAGCACCTGGAGTACCTGTACCGTTAACTGCTAGTAGCCAGTTAGCTTGTGCTGCTGCTGCGTTAGCACCGATAGAGATTTCTCCTGCTGCTGCTGCTGCACCTGAAGCTACCCAAGTCCAGGTAACACCTAGGAAAGTGGTAGTGTCTGTTGCAGTAGGGATAGTTGCCATACCAAGCGACTGGCT